CTTGACATTAATGGAATGTATGGGCAGTAGAACGCTGCTGCGTCTGATTCTGATGAACCTTTGTAACCAATTAACACATCGTCAGTTGTAGCATAACCGTTTACATACACACGCATTGCACTGTTTAAAGTTCCCACAAACTTAGTGTTTGTTGGTGCTTCAAAAGTACCTTCAGTTGTTCTTGCGAACGCAGAAGTTGTTGCAGATTGTAACAGAGTTAATACTGTTGGTGAAACAACAGCCCAGTTACCTGCGCCTCTTCTAGTTCTTTGCGCGATCAAGTTTGCAACCCTGTTGATTTGAACTGCAAGTGCTGCATGCTCATCACCAACGAAAGTAGCAGTACCTGATACCGCTGCTTGGTCGTATGTTAACGCTGCTGTACCAGCTAGCGTGTTAAGTGAACCAATCACCTCTTGGTCGATCTCAGCAGTAATTTCCTGCGCTAGGGCAGCCATTACTTCAGCTTCGATGTCGATACCCTGTTGAGCTTGTGCATCTTGTGCAGCCTCAAAAGTCCAGCGAGCTGATAACTTACGAGTTTTTGCTTCAACAGTTTGTTTCAAGATTTGGATTGATAGTCTGTTTCCAGCTACACCTTCTAAAGCCGCTGTTGAAGCTGCCTTGTCAGATGCTGCACCAGAATATCCTTCTGCGATCTTGAATGGTGATAGTGCCTCTTCACCTGCTACTGTGTCAGTACCTGATGTTGAATTGAATGCATCAGCATATCTTACACGTAGAGTGTGAATTTGCCCTACTGGTCCAGTCATTGGTTGTACACCAACTAGCTCATTAGCTATAACAGTTGGCATAACACGTCTAATTACTGGTAATATGACGCGGTTTAGTGTTGCGACGTTGCCGGCAGAAGTTGCACCTGCTGTAGCACTCTCTGACAAATACTTACGGGTATTTTCCAGAGTCGTTGCCATAACAGAACGCTTGTTACCTTGAAGACCTTCTAAAAGGGCATCTTTGGTTTCTGACCAGCGTGACTCTAATAGTTGTGACATTGTTTTTTCTCCTTAAATTTTAAGTCCCGCAAGCCTGCGGATGTCAAATATCTCAGCGGTTTTTTGCTCCGAACCACCGATCGTTTGTGCCTGTGTTTGTTTATCGCCTGTAACTTCTTTGCCTTCTGTCAACGCCACCTTTTCCTTCTTCGGTACATTACCTTCCATAACGGCAGTGATGTACTTGTCAAAGGCTGCGTGTAATTTATTGGTCTGCACTGATTCTAAAAGTTCGCCCATGACTTCTCGCTTATCCTTAGCAAGCGGTGCCATTAATTCTGACATCACTTCCTTCCTTTCAGCTTCGTCATTGATGCGAGCAATTTCAGCATCTTTGCTTTCCACTAGTTTCTCAGCTTCAACTGCTTTTGCTTCAGCTTCCGCTACCGCTTCCTCTTTCTGTTTTACAACTTTAAGAAGTTTTGCTGTTTCGGATTTTTCATTGAGATGACTAGTTGCGTATTCGCTTGCAAAACTTTCAAAAATTCTGCGACCAAAATCATTCTTGCGTGCTGCCTCAATATCCTCTTTTAATTGGCTCATTTCAGAACGCAGTCCTTTTGAGACCGTTTCCTGAATTGCTGCTGATGCTTTCGCAATGAAGTCTTTCTTCACAGTCTCAAACTTAGCCTTGCTATCTCTAACAAGTTTAACTTTGGTTTCTGCAAGATCCTTCTTATCAGCATGGAATTCTGCGATTTCCTTCGCCAGTGAATTCACGATAAAAGATTCTAGTTTGGCAACGTTGCTCGCTACATTCTTACGATCTTCGCGGAGCTCTGCAAGTTCTTTCTTCAAGTTGTTAAGGATGAATGATTCCATTGCTGCGGAATCTTTCTTCATCTTCTTAGCATACTTTGCTCTTGCTTCAATAAGTCCTTGGCGGTCTTCAGCAAACTCAGATAGCTCAGCAGTAATTCTGTCTGAAAGCATCTTTTCCACTGCTTCAACCATTGCGGTCTTATCGTGCTCGTATTTCTTTGCGAATTCTTCACGTAATTGTGTAGAAATTGTGTCGCGGTTTTCTTGAACAGCAGTTTCCCAAGCGGATTCAATCTCCGACTTGACTTCCTCGGAAATCACGTTATTTTCGAACAATTGTTTTACAAAGTCTAGCATTGTGATTCTCCTTAAGATTTAAGACCCTGAATTATTTTTTTCAGACTCTCTGCTATGTATCGCTGTGCCTGTGCGTCGCCTTTTACTTCCTGTGCTACTCTAAATGCCTCGTAACCACCTTTATTATTCATAAGGTGTTCATAAACTGGTGTTGGGTAGGCGCCCGGAGCACTTGGTTGTGCTACCACGTCAACCGTGATAATTTCAAAACCTTGAACATTACCACTTGGGTCAACTTCGCCTGATCCGCGGCTGGATACGCCTAATTTTACTCCCGACTCCAACATGGTCGTTACTAGTTGACCCATTGGAGTTGGAAGCATTTTAAGTTTTCCGTAGCCGTTAGGACCGTCCATCCACATTTTTGTGATCATGTGGCTAACACGGTCGAGGTTGATACGTAAATCTTGAGGATGATCGACTTCACCGAGCACTGAATACCCCCCAGAGATCTGTTCGTTGAGCGTCTTGACAGCCCTATCAATTTCCTTAGAAGAATAAATGCGCTGGTTAGCGTTACGAATGTCACCCTGAATACAGATGCCACTCAAGTGTAACGTTTTGCCTTCGCTTTCATCACGCTCTAGGACGATCTTAGCCTGATCGAAGCTCAGATGTTCTGCTAGTGTAGTTTTCAACCTTAGTCTCCTCTATTATCTACGACCACGGAAAATTGATTGCTTGTTATCAGCCTGTTCTTTTGCACCCGCTTTTTCAGCACCATGACCTTTCTGTGCGTGCATTTTGGTTGCATTTTTTGAACCTGGCGTGTTAACATTGCCCATGTTTTCTTCTTTTGGTTTAATGTCTGCTAGTCCGCCTGTGTTCTTTTCTTTGGCTTCACCGCCTTTTGCGATGTTAGCAGTAGTTCCACCCATGTCATTCTTCATGTTGTCAACAACTGACTTTTTGTTGTCTGCAGAGTCCGCAGCGCCTTTTTTCTCAGCACCGTGTCCACCTGCTACTTTTTCAACATACTCGCGCATAGTTGCTAGTTCAGCGTCGCCTTCTGGGTCAGCAGATACTGGAGTTTCAATGGAATCCTTCATTTCGTCTTCCATGTCATCACCTTTTTCTTCTGCGTTACCTTCGCCTTTGATTTCGTCGAATTTAGCCTGTAGCTCGTCAACGATTGAATCCAGATCCTGGAATAACTCTTCCGGTTCCTTTTCACCTTCTTCGCTGTCGCCAGTGATGTCAGCTTCTAGGTCGTCTGTAGCGTCTCCGCCCATAGCGTCCATTTCGCCTTCTTCGTCATCACCTTCCACTGCTACTTCTTCAAACTCTTCGTCAACTTCTTCATCTTTTGAAGATTCTTCAACTTCCTCGTCTTTTGAATCTTCTTTGACTTCGTCTTCTTTTGAATCCTCGTCTTTTGATGCTTCGTCAACTTTTTCGTCTTCGGCTTTCTCATCTTTTGATGCTTCGTCTACTGCTTCATCTTCTTTTTTAGATGCTTCTTCAACTTCTTCATCTTTTACTTCTTCTTCGATGAGATCTTCGTAAATTTCTCTTGATTTTGATACCACGTATTCGTGGAATAACTCTTCTGCTTTCGCAGAGTCATCATTTACCAAATGCTCAAGCATTTGTTCTAATGTAGTTTTATCTGCCATTGTATTCTCCTTTTTTTATTGGTAAGGCTGTTTTGTACTGTATTTACATTTTACTTATAAAAAAATGCAAAAAAGGGCATATTTTGAATCATTTAGCATTGATATATAAGTCTCCAAATGTTCTCGCAAAATCATCATAGGAAATGTGCTTTAGATTGGCATACTGCGGCCCCAGCTTGTCGGGTATGAAGGCTCCCTCGTCTATCACCCTGTAAAACTGCGTTTTTGTGAACTCCTTGATGACTTTTTCCGTCTGGCTGAGCCAATTTCCAAAGAAAGTTGCGGTATCAGTGCTTCTCTTGTAGTTGTGCGTGTCAGCATACACGTTGTTGAACTTGCCCTTGCTGCCCTGATAGTCAAATCCGTGTATGTAGATGTTCTTGTGTCCATTGCTGGCTGCAAACCACAGAGCGGTAGGACCGCTTGACCAGCCCTTGTGCGGGCTAAAAAAGTTGATTCTATCCCTGTTCTTGATGCCCTTGTTGGGATTGGTCCACACCGTGTTTTTTTTGGCATAGCCTGATTCTATCAATTCGTTGACCATCTTTACGTCAACCGCGACCAAGTAGTGTGGATCAAATTCTCTGTACTGTGCGTTGCAACCGTAGACCGTGCCCACGTCCAGCAGTTTTTCGCAGTTCACGCGCAGCCTGCTCCTGCCATTGCCTAGCACGAAAGCGATGTCCTTGTGGGGTATCTTTGGCTTATTCTTCTTCATCAACTGGTGTTCCATACATTTGACTAATGAAGCCCAGTTCCGATTTTCTTTCTGCTTCGTGGGCCTCTGCCTGTAGGCGCAGTTGATTGATTTGTCTTAGAGTTAGCCTGATCTTTCTCGTGTCGTCCAATTCCACCACGGAACTATCCTTGCTGTTATCGTATCTGCGATCTACAGCAAAGTCATTTATGTCGTCATTAAAATATAAAAATTCTCTAAGAAGCATACTGTATTTATTACTGTGCAGGTGTTTCTGCGCCAGTTCCTCCCTCTGGTTGCTCTGCCGCTGCCGCTGCCGCTTCGGGTGCTTCCGCATTCTGTGTCTCAGCATCTGCTGCTATGCCGCCCGGAGTAATACCAGCCGTTCTTAGTTCGCCTGCTGCGTCCTGGCTAGTGCCTACTAGATTTTGACCATTTTCTTCGCGCCACAATCTTTCGTTTTCTTTGATTTCCTCTTCTGTTAAACCAAGATAACGTTTTAGTGCAAAGCGTTTTGATAGATGTGGAACCTGCTGTAGTGTTCCAAATATGTTTGCTCTAGTCGTATCAAGTTCAGCCTGTCTGTATGCGGCAAAGTTTTGAGGAGGATTAAATTTAAGTTCAAATAGGCTAGGGTCAATGTTGTATCCATTTGAGTCTAACCATAATTTAAATTCTAGGTCAAATGATTCAACAATGTTGCTCTGCAATCTTTCGCAGTATTTGTTAAATCTTAATTCCTGTATGTATGCAGTTCCAACCTTACCGTCGGATACCGTGTTAGCCTGTTCATCAATTGATGTTGGCAAATAAGACGCCGGAATTCTCAAAGCACGGAACAATTTATTAGTAAAATATTTTAGATCTGTAATCTCGCCAAGGTTGGTTCCACCCGGTAATGTTTCAACCTTAGAACCTCTACCTTCAGCAGTCTGTGGGAAGAAGTAGTCTTCGTTGGTTGACAGTGGATTGTATGAAGCGTCAATGACTGATGTTCCACCACCTGTTGAACTAGGAATACGTCTTTGCTGAATTTCATTCTTGACTTTTTCAACGAAAGTCATTGCCATGTGTGCAGGCATGTTACCCACATCAACATAGAAAATTCTTCTTTCTGGAGCACGCTGAATTCTGTAAATGATGATCGCATCTTCTAGCAATTCTTTCTGCTTGTAAACCTTAAACACACTTTCAAGCAGTGAATTACCAAATGGATAGTTGTTGTCCAATCCTTCACTTAGTGAAATGTGCATCACGTGTTCCGCATCTACCGTAACTTCGT